CGCCAGTAGAACCTTGAAGCAATATAGAGCTTGAATTATTAGCATCAGTTCCTACAACTATGATGGGCTGATCATCTGCAATGCTATCAATAGAAGCATTATAAAGGGCTTCAACAAATATAGTGCCTGCTGTCTGCCCGATTAAGGCTGTTGCCCCTGCTAAGGTAACGATGTCTGCACTACGTGTCACCGTGCTTGCTACCGTGGGGATGTAGGAGGTTACAAAAGGGGCAAGTTCAAACTGTGCGCCCCAGAAAAGAACGCCTGAAACTCCATCTCCAGTAAAGGTCGGTGCGATTCCCGATGTGCTGCCAACGCTGTAACGAACAATGGCGTTAACAGCAGCTAAGGCGGTAATGCTTACCCTCCAAATGCCCGACCCTGTAAATGTTTCAGAAATTCGAGCCGTAACGCCCGGAGTTACCGTGCCCTCAACCATCCCTGTCGCAAGGTTAAAGCTTGCCCCGATGGTGTCCATTCTTAGCGAGATAAAGTTATATCCGTTTGCCTTTGCGAAAATGCTTAAGGTGTGGATTTGGTTCGTAGATGTTGTTGAGCGGTCAACACGGTGCTGTCCAGACACCGCAGTAGGGACTATATTGTCCATAGTGGTCGTTCCGTCTGGTGCTACGGCTGCGTCAGCTGTTACGGTAAGATTTGGTTTTAACCAATAGACAGAATCAAATCCTTCGCTATGTCGAAGTAGGTTGGTAGCTGCTTGTTCAATAAGCAAAGAAGGGCAGCCACCGCCAAAGTAGTCAATGCGTGGCATATTAATAGGAGAAACCTCTATGAAGCCTGCTTGGTTTACCCTTGTCGCTGTAGATGAACGAGAAAAGGTAAGTTCAAATGCAGGTTCAGGTATCTGGCAGAATACTTTAGATAAAGCTACTCCCGATGGGACAAGTGCTATGGATGCGTTAGTCATATTTGTTTTTATTTTCTTTAGCTATCTGGAGTTTGATTTTCATGTCTTGCTCTTTGATGTCCAACTCTTTAATCTTTAGAGCTGTTTCAGTTTTAAGCTTGTTCTGTTCAAAGGCAAGTTTTTTATTGTCTATCTCTCTCTTATTACTTTCCTTGATACTATCAAGTATAGTTTTATAATCTGTAGCAGCTACTGATGCCATAGTCTTTGTTCTTTCAATTTGCATCCTCTCTAGATCAACAGCATCTGGAACATTATTGTTATTAGCATCTAAAGCAAAGGTAGTGCTATCAATATCCATTCTCTTGAGTTCTATTTTGTTTATTCTGTCCAACTGCTTGTTTGTATCTTCTCTATCCAGCTTCTCTCTGTCAAGAGCAAGTTTAGCTTCTTCAATAGCATTTTTAGATTGCTCCTGCTCACTGACTGCTCTTTCTTGAGCCTGAGCCAACTGCTGTTGAATCTCTTCAATGTCCTGAACCTTATTCTTTAATTGAGCATAGCTTTCTGCTCCAATTATATCAAGAAGCATACTTACAGGAGCTGTACCTTGTTGGGCAAGTCTTTCTGTAAGCATCTTAGCTTCTTGTAGTTTTCTCAGTTCATCAGTACCATTGTAAACAAACACACCAATCTCAGCATCTTCTAGTTCTCCTTGCTTCAAATCATAGTAAGCTGCAAGGCCCTCAGATGTAATATAAGTAAGCTTCTTACCACCAGCGTATGTGTACTTTCCACACTCTATCAATCCCTGAAAGTCAGCAGCAATCAGTTCATCAAATCTTGAGAACATCTCTTCTGTAACATAGGTTGATTGTTGGATAGCTGTCTGCGCTGAACCTAGACCATCATTCTGTGTAATGTCACCTTGTCTTTGTCTGCTTACTCCTGATACTCTTTCCCACTCAGATACAGTGTATTCAAGTAAGTTTATATACTGGTCAATGATCTTAACAGATAAGTCCATTACACTCTGCATGTTTGGATTAGGTTTAATACCTTCCTTTGAAAAGTCTACCCAAGCAATACCAGTACCTTCAAGGTAGTGATTCCACTTATCCATATCCCATTTCTTTGGAATCATGTTTATATCAAATACAGCGATAACATCCTTAGACCTTGCTATAGATAACTCTAGTCTATACTTGAAAATGTTGTAGTTAATTTGAAAAGGCATTCCAACAGAAACCAATGAGATAGGGTCTGAGTTTATGTTTGCATACACTCTACCGTTGTATGGAAGCTTGATAGGATGCCCATAAGTTGTAGGAATCTCTTCAAGGTTTACATAGATGTTGTTATCAAGTCTAACTCCTTGACAAATAGTATTATCCCAGTAAGCTGAGAATGATGTACTCTTATTTACATAATCAACAGTCTGTTGAATTTCTTCTGGAGATAATACTTCTTGCTGCTGTATTTCAATTATAGCTTCATCAAGTTTCATCTGTGCTTCCTGTAACTGCTGTGCTTCTTGCTCAGATGATTCAGGTTCTGGAAGCTCTTGTAGAATACCTTGCTTTATCTCTTCTGCAATTTCTCCTTGTCTGATTGTTGTAAGTTGATTTAACTTACCCATAATCAACTGGTTCTTAAACTGCTGTATATTAAACTTAGGGTCAACTTCTTCAATGACCTTCTTATTCATTTCATCTAAGTAGATTACTCTACCTCTATACTTTCTACTTTTCCATACCACATGCACTTCTTCAACAAGTCTATCATACCTTCTCCAAAAAGGATTGTTGTTATGTACACCTGATTGTATATCAATACCAGAGTTCACAGGATTTTCAAGGGATGTGATTTCATCATCCGTTAACTTCTCACTGTACTTATCAATAACAGTAGCCGTGTGACTGAACTTTCTTTGTATAAACCAGTCAGCATCTTGAATAAGAACAGCGTCAGGGTCTAAGTCAAAATCCACATTAAGAGGATTAACCCTGTCATACTGCACATGCTGTAGTCTAGGTTCTTTATAACTGTAAGCTTCTCCAGCCGTACACCAATCAAAAAACATCAGCATTACTTTGTTAAAGACATCTTCATTTTTAACAATGTAATTCAATACATGCTGAGCAGCTAATGCTCTACCATCTTTCCATTTCCTTTTGAATCTCTTCTCAAACTCTTGTGGAGTCTCTAGAGCCTCAACAGAAAAACCAGGGTGTTTACCTTGTTTAGAAAGGGCCAGCACAAATACCTTTTGGCCGTAGTCAACAAGTTCTTTCTTCCACTCCTCTTGCTGTAAAGATTCTACATCAGAGTTGAGTGCAAGCACATTATAGATAAAGGGTCTGGCTCTTTTCTCTCCAATAAGCCTGTAAATAACTGGACTTATAATTGGAAAGTTTCTTATCTGGGCTGGAAACTTCTTGTTATTGAGTTTACCAAAGTGCAAAAATGTATTGTAATGCTCTGAGTTCACATACCCATTCATAGCATCATACAGATTCTTGAGTTTCCTTCTCCTGTCATCATGATAGAAAGCCGCAATATTTATAAAACCATCCACATTAGCACGATACCATTGTGGGGTTTTCTCATAATCTTTAAGTTTTTGCGGAGGGATGTGATACATGGAATCAAATTTAACTCCTCAAAAGTATAAAAAATTTTTGTATATGCGTTCTATTATTATACAACTTTAGTATTCGTCTGCATCTGCATAGTTATCTTCAAACCATTCATCTATAGCACTGTTGCTATTGGGAGATTCTATCTCCTTATCATAGAGTTCTACGTTGTGGTACATTGCAATAATCATAGCCATTACCCTGTCAAAGTTACCCTTCTTCTTATTGAATCTAATAAGTTCCCTACAGAGTCCAATAGAATATATCCTATCCACATTCGTGATCACTCTGCCATCTGCTGTTACACTGATTACTGTATTCAACCAGTCTCTAAGATAAATCTCTCCTTGAGCTTTCCTTGGCTCTGTCATGTGCATACCATAACCCCTATTCACGTGGGAGCTTTGCAGTTCTCTAATACTCAGCATCTGAAACTCTTCTTGCAGATACTGTAACTTCTTAAACCTCTTGGCAAATGGAATTACTTCACCTCTATCATTCTCAAAACCTATCTTAGCGTTGTAATACTCAGCAAGCTCAAAGAGCACCCTGTTATATTCATCTTGACTGTGCGGCCTACCTACATACTCAGCTACAATTATGTCATCTGGCTTTGTAAACTTATTAGGTCTGCACATCACATAAGCTGCCCCTAAAGACAATCCTCCAGAGTCTTGTGCGTATGGGTCATGTCCAATGTAATAAAGCCCAGAAGGCACTATTCCATCTATTCTATAAGGGTCAAAGTAAATCACCACACTACCTACAGTAGGTGATGTTCCTTTTAAAGGAAACTCATTTATAGGATGACAATTATCATAGTCAGGTTTGAAGTTAAGCTTTCCTTCTTTTCTAGCAAACTCCCCAGGCGTTCCAATACTCTTTAGTAGTGGGTCTGTCATTAATCTCTTCTCCTGTATCTGGAGGTGTGCTATTGGAAGTATGCTAAAGTTAGATACTAAGAAAGACTCAGCAGGACAGAAAGGATATTCTGATAGATGCCTTGTTAATATTGATGGGTCTTTGGCTAGCTTGATTATTTTTCTCTGCTCTTCTTCGTAAGCTCTAGCACCTTCTTGATCTGAGTTACCATCTATATCAATGTAACCTTGCTTATTCATGTAGTCAGGAATAAACAAACCACAGAATGTTCCAGAAGAAGCTTCATCCCAGATGTTAGTGTAACTTATAAATCTGTAAGGCTCTGGGTCATAGAACATTTCAGAAAAGTCAACAGACCCCCCTTCCATATCACCACCAGTACCAAATACAATTATAGTTCCGATGGTTTCATTACCATCTTCTACGCAGGGCTTAGTTGCTAAGTAAGACAATTTAAGATTATCAAACTTACCAGCTTCTTCAAACAGAATCAATGATGCATCTTTACCCCTAGCCGCATCTGGGTTATCCTTGTAAGTAATAGCAGTTACTTCTGAAGCATAACCACCACTGGTTGTGATACCTGTAATCTCATTGGTGTGTATAAAACTGGCCTTCTTGTGATCTATTCTATTAATCTCATCTCTTCTTTTTGACCAAGCTGTGTGGATGTTCAAGAAGTTCATGTAATTATTAGTCATAGACATTGTACCATTTGGATACAAGTACTTCTTTTCATGTGCCCCTATGATGGTAAAGCTATTCCTAATGAAAGTGTAATCATAAACAGCTAGAGCAGCATTCTTATACGAATACCCTCTACGTCTACACTTATCTATTATAAGATGTCGGCCTAGAATCCTTGCGTTTTCTACAGCATTAAAGTAATCCCAATCACCATCCCAGAATCTTGGAAAGTCAATAGTCTTACCTCTGGCTGTAACGTCTCTAACCTTGATGGCCTCTCGTATTCTTTCTGTATCTGTTAGTTTGATTTGGCAAAAGTTCAAATAGAAATAATGTGCCCCTGTGATTCGAGTACCTCCAATAGAATAACCTTGCCTACATCTAAGTTCTTGTTCATCCCAGTACTTATTATACCCAATCGTATTCTCAGGGTCAGCACAATAAAAACCATACCTCTTAAAATGCTCAGCAGCTTCTGAAAATAGTAGAGTGTTGTGAAACATTTTAAAACTTTTTTTTGTAAAAGTACATAAAAAAAGCAGAGGTTTCCCCCTGCTCCTTTATTTTGATTCTGTACTCCCTAAGAAATAGACATACTAACAGCAGCAATAGCTGTGTGCTTTGCAAAATCAAAGCTCTTTGTAACAGCGATTACATCAAACTGATTGATGAACACAGCATCCTCATGCTCTAGGTGCATCTTAAAGAAGCTGCATCCTGGGCGTAAATACACATAATCCCCAACAACTAACCCTGTAGGATTGTCTGCATCTATTGTTAGTACCTTGAATGGTAGGTTGTTCTGTGCTTTCTGCATCTCCGCAGACATAGACAAGTCAAGTCCACTCTTTGTTATCTTTGATGCATCAATCATTTCGACATGCACCAGACTGTTTTTCATTACTAAATCCATCTTTATAAGTTTTTAATTGTTAAAATTCATTTACATCTCTCGTGGGTTCAATGCTCCCCCACCCTTAACTCTACTACTTCCAGAAATCTCCTTCTTAATCATATCCTCAACAGCATTAAGAGTCTTGTGCACATCAGGTATAGTCTCAGCTATATTAATAATGTTCTTAAAAGTGTTTACAGCTTGGATACCTACCTTAGATATTTCATCTACCTCCTCTATAGCATCCATCGTATCCAGTCTATCCATTAGTGCGTGCATTCTTCTCCTTGAAATACTCACAAGCCTATCCGAATCTAAAATAGAATTCTTAGTCTGCTCCAACAACCTCATAGTAGGAGTCTGACAAAGCACCTTATAAAAAACTATAGCCTCCTGTATAATGTTATCTGGTTTCCATTCTCTTACCCTCTCTAGTCTAGGGTCTTTCTCCTCCTTAAACAAACTCCGAACAATCAAAGCTTCCCTATCCTCACTAGGTAAATTGAAATAAGGACTCCTATAATCAGCCATGTAGTACACATAAGCAAGCTCTTTGAGTGCTACAATCTTTGCTTTGTCTCTGTCTCTTGTCCATATAGCTCTAAAGGGAGCTAACTGTTTAGCTTGTGGGCTGATAACAACCTCTCCGTTTTCAGAATCAAATAACATCTTGCTTGTTTTTAGTACTATCAATCCTATCAAAAGACTCAGGGCCTTTATACCTACCACTGAGTTTAAACTTTCCTAACCGTTTGAGCATCACTGTATCAATACTCCTACTCTTAATATGATTACTGATGAACTTAAACTGTGCGTCAAAAGCCTCTTCAACATCTTTAAGAGAAGCATTTACCATATCAGCAGCTTTCTTTAGCATACTAATCCTATTCCTGTACTGTTCCTTCGTTGTGTCCATATTTAACCTCCAATAAACCTTCTTCTCCTGAAATTACTAGCAACTTATGCTTATGATATCCTGCCACTCCTATTGTACTTAGTTCTAACTCCTCTACTCTAGCTATCAAATCCATAAGTTCCTCTATAGACCCCTTAACAACTATCTTCATAACTTGTTGTACATTATAAGGAGAGCCTCTTCTCCTTGAGGCATGACCGCTTTACAAACTTGATACCCTGTAGAAGTAGGAACTATGATCAAATTCTTCAACATCCTGTCAATATACACATTCAAATAGCTATTACTCTCTCCAAGCTCTTCACAAATAGCCCTTTTGTCCTTTTTACAGAAACTTCCATCAGGACAATGCTTCAAAATAGTGGCAACTATCTTACACTCCACATCTGTCAGGCTCAAAATGCCCTTATGTAAAGAAACATACTCCGTAAGAGTACTTATAGTCACCTGTATTTTTTTAACCTGCTTCACAGTGACAAAAGTACAAAAAAATTTTATACTTTTACATACTTGTGAAAAATATTAAAAATATTTGGTAGCCCAGAAAGTAATTCGTACCTTTATACCTATGAAAATGCACACTAACAGGCTCATTATGCGATAGTTTCCCTACCATATAGCTTATAGAGTCACCTTGAGGCTCTCCGTGCAGTAGGTTTGAAACCCCCTACCAAGATTAAAAATTTCATACGCAGGCTTGTGTTAAGGCTCTGTACATACTATCTTTCTACCCCTTACTAAACAAGTAGAGTGGGGGGATTAAGGGGGGCGTTTCACTTCCCCTTAAATAGTAATTACATTAAAATCATCTATTTACATATCTAATAACAGCCATACAACTGTTTACTCCAAATTACAGGAGAAAAAATCCTAGAAAAAAAAATAAAAAGTATGCTAAAAAAAATAAAAAGCATATTAAAAAGTAGGCCACCACTACAAACAGACCCCAGCTATCAGTGACGCGGAATAACCCGCCCCAAATCATGGTAGAATTAGCAAAAGTAACGAAGTTTCACATCGGTGAAAAGAATGTTGTAATAAAGTTTAGTGATCCAAATGGCGGC